ATAGTACAGACGTAGCAAGGCAGTCGTAGTACATCTCATGGTCTTGAGAGTCCCTAGACTAGGGTGGGTGTCGTATAGCGTACAGAGTTAAGTTAATCTCTGTGGGGCATCAGGTCGTATTACTGTTTCCAGTGCGTACCTCTTTATAGCCACCGCCCTTACTTCCCTGTCGGGTTATGTTGGGCAACCGTATATCTCATGCCTTTGAGGGTGCGACTGCCACACCCGACATCCCTTTACTTGTAACGCCAATCAGTTGTATCCGTGTTGGATTTACCAATGTTACACGCCTCACACAATACTTGCAAGTTCTCAATATCAAGTTCTAGTTTTGGATGCTTTGATCTTGGAAGAATGTGGTCAACATGAATAAATCCACTGGTTTCCCCACAAGCCTGACACTTCTTGCCAAACTTAACCAAAGCCTTGTATCTGACATCCCGCCATTCCCTAGTCTTATAGAAGTCTTTACCCATCCCAAAGAAATAAACAGGTGGTGGCAGGAGCTCAACCTTCTTCTTGGGAGACTTCTTTTGCATAGTCCAAGCTATTTGAGAAGCCTTTTTCTTGATTAACGCCTGAATGACTGGACTGGATTCGGCTAGTTTGTCCAAGGTTTTCTTAGCTTTGGCGGCTCTAGCCTTACGCTGTTTCTTGACTGCTGTCATTCCTGTCTTGCTATAAATTGCCATAAAAAAAGCCCTTTAGGGGTGGCACAGTTGCGCCCCCCGAATGCACGGAGGCTGTACCACTTCTAAAAGGCTCATAGTTTGGCGCAATCAAACTTACCTCCACTATACAAGAATCTGATTCTCGTGTAAAGTGTGTACTAACTTCCAAGACGCATGAAGACTGTTCACTTTGAAAGCTGGTGAGTCCAACGCAGTCTTCAGCCGTGTTGGTGGAAACGGTTTAGCTCCGTGGGATTTTGTTTGTTGTTGAATTGAACCCAATCCTGCTTTATGGAAGCCACCAACAAAACTTCTTCCCTAACTGGACAAAAGATGAATGTAGTAGATGCACTCCCTGATAGCTTGAAGAAAACCAAGGGCAGACCCAAAGGTTCTGGGAAGATGACCTTATCCAAGTATGCAGACAACCCCACTGCTCTCATACTACCCAAGACTGAACAACAGAAAATCAAAGAACTCAAAGACCTCCTGATAAACAGTGCTGGTTCTAATGTCGTCTACAAAGCAGTCGAGATTGCAATGAATGATGAACACCCTGCACAGATGGCGGCACTCAAACTCTGTATGGACAGAATGCTTCCCGTTTCACTATTTGAAAAAGAAGGAAAACAGCGTTCCGCTGTCAACATCACCATCTCAGGCATAGGTGGTGTCACTATTGGGGAAAACCCTACGATTGATGCCGAAGATATAGAAAGCAAAGATGTCTGATCTGAACTTCAGTCTCCTCCCTTGGCAACAAGAAGTCTTTGCTGATAAAACAAGGTTTAAAGTCATTGCCGCTGGTCGGCGTTGCGGTAAGTCACGCCTGTCAGCCGTTACCCTCCTGATTGAAGGTTTGCAATGTACCGCTGGTTCGGCTGTGCTGTATGTTGCGCCCACCAATGGTCAAGCAAGACAGATTATTTGGGATGTCTTGATGGAGTTGGGTAGAGAGGTTATTCAGTCAAGCCACATCAATAACATGGACATCACCCTGATAAACGGAGCAAAAATCTATGTTAGAGGTGCAGATCGCCCAGATACTCTGCGAGGAGTGTCACTCACCTACGCTGTGCTTGACGAGGTTGCCGACATCAAACCAGAAGCATGGGAACAGGTTATTCGTGCTTCTCTGTCTGACAAAAAAGGTCGGGCTATGTTCATCGGTACTCCCAAGGGTCGTAACTTCTTTTATGACATCTTCAAACTTGGGAACTCAGAATCCGATTCAGATTGGAAAAGTTGGCATTTCACCACCAAAGACAACCCCCTGATAGACCCCTCTGAAATCGAGAGCGCAAAGAAAACCCTTTCGAGCTTCGCTTTCAAGCAAGAGTATATGGCTTCTTTCGACAATGCGGGTAGCGATGTCTTCAAAGAAGAATGGTTGAAGTATGGTGTTGAGCCTGACTATGGAAGCTACTACATTGCTGTGGACTTGGCTGGATTTGAAGAAGTTGCCAAACAAGCCGCTAATTCTAAGAAAAGATTAGATCAGACAGCTATTTCTGTGGTCAAGGTGACAGACGATGGGAAATGGTTTGTCAAAGAGATTGCTTATGGTCGGTGGGACATCAGGGAAACAGCCGCTACGATTCTGTTGAAAATGAGGGAATACCGCCCTTTGGCAGTTGGAATTGAGAGGGGAGCGTTAAAAAATGCAGTTTTGCCGTATTTGAGTGACTTAATGCGGAAAAATAATGTATATTCACACATAGTTGACTTAACGCATGGCAACAGGAAAAAGACAGACAGGATTATCTGGAGTCTCCAAGGGCGGTTTGAGCATGGGCGCATTGTGCTGAACTCTGAGGAAGATTGGGATGAATTCAAAGACCAACTCTTAATGTTCCCTGCCAATGGTGTACATGATGACTTACCCGACTCTTTGTCATACATCGACCAACTTGCTGTCACTTCATACTTTGAGGAAGATGACTCAGATGAATGGCAACCACTAGATGTAATTTCGGGGATATAAATGGCAACAGATAAAGAAGTCAAACTTGAACAAAACGAATTTTATGAGCCTACTGAGGCTGATAAAGAACTGACAGCATTTGTTACTGACCATTGCACAAAGTGGCGTGACTACCGAGACACAAACTTCCTCCCTGATTGGCTTGAATACGAACGCATCTTCCGTGGTCAATGGGCTGTAGAAGACAAGACTCGTGAGTCAGAGCGTAGCCGTATCGTCACTCCTGCCACTCAGCAAGCAGTTGAGACTCGTCACGCTGAAATCATGGAAGCAATCTTTGGTCAAGGCGAGTTCTTTGACATTGAAGACAATATCCAAGATGTAAACGGCAACCCCATCGATGTTGAGTTAATCAAGGCTCAACTGATGGAAGACTTCAAAAAAGACAAAATCAGAAAATCTATCGACCAGATCGAGTTGATGGCTGAAATCTATGGGACAGGCATTGGCGAAATTATCGTCAAAACTGAAAAAGAGTTTATCCCTGCTACTCAAGCAATTCCCAATATGCAAGGTCAAGCCGCAATTGGTGTGATTGAGAGAGACAGGATTGGCGTGAAAATCATGCCGATCAACCCAAAGAACTTCTTGTTTGACCCTAACGGCACATCCATTGATGACTGTATGGGTGTGGCTATTGAGAAGTATGTCTCAATACACAAGGTGGTTGCTGGTATTGAAAAGGGCATCTACCGCAAGGTTGACATCACCCCTACCTATGAAGACACTGATCTTGAGCCTACTCAAGAGGTATCTCAGTATCAGGATGAAAAGGTACTGTTGTTGACCTACTATGGTCTTGTGCCTCGTGAGTACCTGAACAACTTGGCAGAAAACAAAGACATTGTTGACTTGTTCCCTGAGAATTCAGCCGCTGAAGACTACACAGACATGGTTGAAGCCATTGTTGTGATTGCCAATGATGGCTTGTTGCTCAAGGCTGAGGAAAACCCTTACATGATGAAAGATCGTCCTGTCTTGAGTTACCAAGACGATACGATTCCTAATCGTTTGTTGGGTCGTGGCACAGTGGAAAAAGCATTCAATATGCAAAAAGCTATTGATGCACAGACTCGCAGTCACTTGGATTCATTGGCATTAAGCACTTCCCCCATGATTGCAATGGATGCAACTCGTCTTCCAAGGGGTATGAAGTTTGAAGTCAAGCCCGGAAAAGCTATTCTTACCAATGGCGCACCAAGCGAGATTCTTTACCCATTTAAGTTTGGTCAAACTGACCCCAATAACCTAGCAACTGCCAAAGAATTTGAGCGTATGCTGTTGCAAGCCACTGGAACTCTGGACTCTCAGGGTATGGTTAGCCAATCTGCTCGTGATGGTGGCGGTATGTCGATGGCAGTAGCCTCCATCATCAAGAAATACAAGCGTACATTGGTGAATTTCCAAGAAGATTTCTTGATTCCATTCATCAAGAAGGCGGCTTTCCGCTATATGCAGTTTGACCCAGAGCGTTACCCATCTGTGGACATGAATTTTGTGCCTACTGCCACCCTTGGCATCATTGCTCGTGAGTATGAGCAACAGCAATTCATTGGTTTGTTGCAAACTTTGGGTGCTGAGACTCCTGTTTTGCCGATTATCCTCAAAGGTATCGTTGCAAACTCTAGTTTGAGCAACAGAATGGAGTTGATTGCCAAGTTGGATGAAATGATGCAACCAAATCCTGAACAACAGCAGATGCAACAGGCTCAACAACAGTTGGCTATCCAAGCGGCACAGGCTCAGATTGCTGTAAACACCACTCAAGCTGAACAAAATCGGGCAGAGGCTACAAAATTGTCTGTTGAAGCGCAGTTAATGCCTCAAGAAGTACAAGCCAAGAACATGGCGGCAATGACAAAGAATCTTCCTAATGAAGATGACCAAGCGGCTAGGGAATTCGATAAGAGAGTTAAGATTGCCGAGTTGATGCTGAAAGAAGCTGACATCAAAAACAAGTCTAAGATTGTTGAACTGCAAATGGCAGAGAAAAACAACAAGATTTCAGGCATGGAAGAAGATTTCTTGAACCAACTTACCAAGCAATTGAGTTCTGCACAAACTGGTACTGAATAATGGATGTAGAAAAACTTGCCAAAGAGTTAATTCTCAAGAATATGACTCCTGAACAGCAGATGGCTGTTTTGGATTCAGTGCGTCAATCAGTTCTTCAAGCCAAAGAAGTGCAAAAGAAGAAGATTGGTGAGAATGTTGACTTAGTTGTCCAAGCCCTAAAGAAGATCGAATCTGACATTCGTTCTCGTTTTGACGATGTAGGCAATGCTATTGAAAAGCGTGTTGCTTCTATCCAAGATGGTCGTGATGGTAGTGACGGCAAGGATGGAAGGGATGGCAAAGATGGAAAAGCAGGTCGAGATGGCGCAAAGGGTGATAAGGGTGACTCTGGTCGAGATGGGCGTGATGGAGTGGATGGTGTTGATGGTATTTCTGTTTCCTCTGCTCGTATTGATTTTGATGGTAGTCTTATCATTACACTTTCTTCTGGTGTTGAACTCAATGTTGGTGAGGTTGTTGCTCCTGACCTTGCAGAACGCATCAAAGTCATTACTAATGGTGGCGGCACTTCTCAGTCTGTACTTGATACTCTAGCTTCACTACAGTCTCAGATCACTAACCTGATTCCTAGTCAGACAGGAAATTCAGGTAAATATCTAACTACCAATGGGACTGCTCTTTCATGGGCATCTATTGCTGGTGGTGGATTAAGTTATCAGGGTACTTGGAACGCTTCAACAAATACACCAACACTTGCGAGTAGCACTGGTGTCAATGGCTACTACTACATCGTTGCTACCGCTGGTTCTACCAACTTAGACGGTATCACTGATTGGCAGATTGGTGATTGGTTGCTGTTCAATGGCACAGTTTGGCAAAAGATTGACCAAAGTGATTTAATTCAGTCAATCACTTCTGCTGATGGAAGTATTGTTGTTACGACTACAGGTTCAACTGTTGATCTTGCTGTATCTCAAACATCACCAGCCTCAGTTCTTGTTGAGCAAGTTCGAAACTCTACTGGCGCAACCCTTACCAAGGGTACAGCAGTCTATATCTCTGGTGCTATAGGACAACTTCCAACTGTAACCAAAGCACAAGCAAACAACGACACAAATTCAGCCCAAACATTAGGTTTGATTACCGCTGATATATCTAACAACTCAAATGGATATGTGACCATCATTGGTTTGATTTCAAATCTCAATACATCAGCATATACCGATGGAGCGCAACTCTATCTAAGCCCAACCACAGCAGGAACTTTGACTGCAACTAAGCCTTATGCGCCTAACCATTTGGTTTATGTAGCTGTTGTTGCTCATGCCCACCCAACTCAAGGTAAGTTGCTTGTTAAGGTGCAAAACGGTTATGAGATGGATGAGTTGCACAATGTGTCTGCTCAGAATGCTACTGATGGTCAAGTCTTAATTTATAACGACACTACAAATTTGTGGGAAAAGAACACGCTAACTGATGGCACAGGTATAACCATCACTGAAGGTGCTGGTTCTATCACTATTGCCAACTCAGGCGTGTTATCAGCCATTGCTGGTACTGGCATCTCTGTTTCAGGTGCTACTGGTAATGTGACTATTTCCAATACAGGTGTTACTTCTATTAGCGTTACCTCCCCTGTTGCGTCTACTGGTGGAACAACTCCAACAATCAGTTTGGCGGCAAGTTATGGTGACACTCAGAATCCTTACGCATCTAAGACTGCAAACTATTTCCTAGCCGCACCTAATGGCACTGCTGGAGTTCCAACATTCAGGGCAGTTGTTGCCGCTGATATTCCTACGCTCAATCAGAATACCACTGGTACTGCAAGTAATGTTACTGGTACTGTTGCAATTGGAAATGGTGGCACAGGACAGACTACCGCAACAGCGGCATTTGATGCTCTTGCGCCTAGCCAAACAAGTAATTCGGGTAAATACCTAACTACCAATGGTTCTACAACCAGTTGGGCAACAGTTACCGCTGGTGCAAGTATTAGCAACGATACAAGCACATCAACCAATCTCTACCCACTGTTTGCAAATGCTACAAGTGGTACACCAACTACAATTTACACTGGCAATGCTAAGTTGCTTTACAAGCCTAGCACTGGTGAGTTTCAATCATCAATATTAAATGCAGGGAATGGTATTGTGGTAAACAGTCAAACAGTGGCAACAAGCTACACCATTGCAACAGGAAGTTCTGCAATGTCGGCAGGGCCAATAACAGTCGCATCTGGTCAAACAGTCACAGTTTCCAGCGGTAGTCGCTGGGTTGTTTTGTAGAGGATTGAAATGGCTTCACTTGTTTTAACAGGAGACACATCAGGACAGGTAACTATTTCTGCCCCTGCTGTTGCGGGTACAAACACGCTGACACTTCCAGCATTGACAGGAACTGTTCTTACTACCGCAACTTCAGGCGTTGTGTTGCAAATGGTAAGAAGTCAAACAAGCGCAAACACAAGTGGCTCAACAGCAATACCCGGAGACAACACAATCCCTCAAATTACTGAAGGATTTGAAGTGCTAACTGCCACCATTACTCCTGTTTCTGCAACAAGTAAACTTTATGTCCAAGCCTTTATTTATGCAATGGAATCAACCAATGTGTCTGACGATTTGGTTTTAGCACTTTTTCGTGATTCCACGGCAAATGCACTTAGTGTTGGTACTTCTCTTAATGGGTCTGGTGGTAGAGAAGTTGGTGCGCCAATGATTGCAACTGCATATGTCGATGCTAGTTCCACTGCTTCAACAACATTTCGAGCAAGGATTGGAACTACTGGTGTTTCAACTGTAATTTTAAATGTTGTACCCGGCTCTGTAACATATCCAAAATACGGTGGCGTTTATGTGTCAAGCATGACAATTACGGAGATAGCACAATGATTGCTCAAGCCCTAACAATTTTACGACCTAACGCACAGTGGCGTTTAGCAGATGAGCCAAAAAATAGTTTTGAATATTCACAATTTCTTGAGTGGTACGAAAGTGACATTCCACCAACATGGGACGAGGTGAAATCCACTGAACAACAGATTTTATTAAACTTTACCTCTGTTGAATATCAACGCAAAAGAGCCGCAGAGTACCCACCTATAGGCGATCAGCTTGATGCGTTGTTCCATGCTGGGGTGTTTCCTACTGAAATGGCCGCACTGGTTCAAGCAGTCAAAGATAAATATCCAAAGGTTTAACCATGTCAATACTTGTTTTAACTTCTGACACGCTGATTGGTACGCCAGCGACAGGCAACCTTGAATACAATGGTCAATTCTTTGGGACTGACAGCAATGCGTCTAGGGCGCAGTTGCAGAGGATCGTAAGGGCTACTGCTGTTGCTTCTACCAGTGGGACAAGCATTGACTTTACAAGTCTGCCAAGTTGGATTAAGCGTGTAACAGTCATGTTTAGTGCGGTATCTACAAATGGTACAAGTGGTATATTAATTCAATTAGGTGTTAGTGGCACACCAGAAACAACTAGTTACAACGGTTTTTCTGGTATGGTATTTAATACAGCTAATACTACTAGAGGCATATCCGCAACCACAGGTTTTCCTTTATATATGCAAGCTGCCACATCAATTCATGGCGGGGCAATTGTTATAACTGCAATGGGGTCAAATATTTGGACTGCTCAAGGAACAACATCTAATACTGATTCAAGTGCGGGTGCTTTTAGCGCTGGTGCAAAAACACTTGCTGGAACTTTAAATATGGTTCGCATCACCACCGTCAACGGCACTGACACCTTTGACGCTGGCACAATCAACATAATGTACGAAGGCTAAATCATGGCAGTAACAATAGATGGTTCAGCAAGCGTCACGATCAACTCAGGTGCGGTACTGGGGATTACCTCTGGCACTGTTGCAACACCAACAAGTGGAACTGGCGTTACTTTTACTGGTATCCCATCATGGGCAAAGCGGATCACCATCTTAATAGCGGGGTTAACTTATTCAGCAAGTATCAAAACAAGTATTCAAATAGGTTCTGGTTCTTTATCTACTAGTGGGTATACAAGTGTTGGCGCAGTTATTGTGGCATCGGTGGTAGGCCAATCTAATGAAACAACGGGATTTAATACGCACGCTGCATACGCAGGGCCAATATCAGGACAAATTGTTCTGAGTTTATTAAATTCTGCAACCAATTTGTGGGTTGGGTCTGGGTTTATATCTCATGGGTTACCCGCTATGCAACAAACTTCAGGATATATCGCCCTTGCGGGGGTTTTAGATAGAGTTGCAATCAATACGGCTGCTGGAACTGCCACTTTAAGTGCTGGATCAATCAACATTCTTTATGAAGGCTAAACCATGACACACAGAATCGTAGTAAATGTAGAGACAGGCGTGACCTCAATTGTTGAGTACACACCTGAAGAACAGGCAATCCATGATGCGGCAGTAGCGGCACAACAAGCAGAAGCAGAAGCTAAGGCATTGGCAGATGCACAGGCATTGGCAGATGCACAAGCGGCACAGCAAACGACAACTCAAAGCACAACCCCATGACCCCAGAACTACAAAAGTATTACGAATCCCGTTTTGAAATGATGGGAAATGAGGGTTGGAAGGATTTAATTATTGATATTGACAATATGATAGAGTCACTCAATAATATAAGCGTGATTCCTGATGAAAAGACTTTGCAGTTTCGCAAGGGTGAACTTTCCATCTTGACTTGGCTGAAAACTTTGAAAGAAGTCAGCGAACGAGCCTACGAGGAATTGAATGAAAAGAATGTATGAATTTGTCTGCGAGAGTGGACACAGAATTGAGAGGTACTGCGATTATGAGGCGCAAGTAGCTCAATGTGAGTGTGGTGGTTCAGCCAATCGCACAATCAGCGCACCTAGCGTCAATTTAGAAGGTTGGTCGGGTCATTTTCCATCTTCATGGATGAAATTTGACAAGAAACATCGGGATAAATTGGTGCAAGAGCGCAAAACCACAACATAAGCATTTATGCCGTTGTGTATCCTAGAACCCAAAAGTGGCAGGAAAAAGGAAAAATATGTTGATTGATAACCCAGACGAGTTGCAGAGTGAGTTAGAAGCTGTTGAAAAGCAGAAACTGGAATCCAGTGTTGAGCAGATAAGTAATGACATTCCCGACAAGTATCGGGGCAAAGAACTGTCAGACATTATCAAGATGCACCAAGAGGCAGAAAAGCTGATTGGTAAGCAAGCTCAAGAAGTGGGTGAAGTACGCAAATTAGCAGACGAACTCATCAAGCAGAATCTTGCTGGAAAACCTCAACCTATTCAAGAGGAAGAACCTGAAGTAGATTTTTTCGAGAATCCACAGGCGGCTATTCGTAAGACTGTTGACAATCATCCTGATGTTATGGCGGCTCGACAAGCGGGTCAAGACTTCAGAAAGATGCAGATTCAGCAAAAGCTGGCGCAAGAACACCCTGATTTCGGTCAGATTGTTCAAGACCAAGACTTTGCAAATTGGGTGAAATCTTCACCTGTTCGCATTAGTTTGTACGCAAAGGCAGATGGTGAGTTTGACTATGATAGTGCTAACGAATTGTTGAGCACCTACAAGCAATTGAAGGGCATTAAGGCAAAACAGACTAGCGAAGCAGGGGAAACCCAGCGCAAGTCAAGTCTTAAAGCGGCAACAGTTGATGTTGGTGGTACTGGAGAGTCTGGAAAACGAGTTTACCGAAGGGCAGACCTTATTCGGCTGAAGATGACTGACCCTAACCGATACGATGCTTTGAGTGATGAAATCATGACAGCATACGCAGAGGGCAGGGTTAAATAACTTAACTTTTGATTTTATTGGAGTACACAAATGGCAACATCATTTTCCCCCACAAACTCGGTGACTACCGCCACAGGCGCAACATTCATCCCAGAAATTTGGTCAGATGAAATTATTGCGGCATACAAGAAAAACCTCGTTTTAGCTAACTTGGTTATGAAGATGAACTTCAAGGGCAAGAAAGGTGACATTGTTCACATTCCTGCACCTACTCGTGGTTCTGCTTCTGCTAAAGCCGCTGAGTCAGCAGTCACTTTGATTGCCGCTACTGAGTCTGAAGTCCAAGTCTCTATCAACAAGCATTACGAGTATTCTCGTTTGATTGAAGATATTGTCGAAGCACAGGCTTTGAACTCAATGCGTCAGTTCTACACTGCTGATGCTGGTTACGCCCTGTCTCGCCAAGTTGATACTGACTTGGTTCAGTTGGGTCGTACAGCTAATGGTGGTTCTACTGGCGCTCGTTACGGCTCTGCTTTCATCGGTGGTGATGGTACAACTACCTTTGATTACACAGCTAACACCAACACTGGTAATGCGTCTGCTCTGACTGATTCGGCTATTCGCCGCACCATTCAGCGTTTGGATGACAACGATACTCCTATGGACAATCGTTTCTTCCTAATTCCTCCATCAAGCCGCAACACCCTTATGGGTCTGGCTCGCTACACCGAACAAGCATTTGTCGGTAATGGCGATGCTATCCGCAATGGTGAAATCGGTAATCTGTATGGTATCCCTGTGTTCACTTCCAGCAACGCTGATTCAGCATCTGCAACTGAAGCATTCCCTGCTTCTGGTTCTGCTATTGCTCGTGTCTGCTTGATGGGTCACAAGGACTCTATGGTTCTGGTTGAGCAAATTGGTGTTCGTTCACAAATTCAGTACAAACAAGAGTATTTGGCTACTCTGTTTACATCTGACACTTTGTATGGCGTTGCCGCTTTGCGTAATGCCGCTACTGTGGGTGCGGCTAAGTCCTCATCCATGTTCGCTTTGGTTGTTCCTAGCTAATTGCAGTTGTCCCTCCTACTTCTAGCAATAGGGGTAGGGGGACTTTTTTAACCTATTAGGAGAAACAAAAATGGCAGCAGCAACAGCAGTCGTTTCCCGCCGTGGAAACGATCAATTTCGTGGCTTGTTTACAGACACTTGGGATGTTTCTTGTACTTTGGATACGGCATTAATTGCTACCACTGCTACAACTACAGACACAGTAACTGTTGCAGGAGTGGCTTTGGGTGACATGGTTCTTGGTATGTCAGTTGGTGTAAGTGAAGCTGGTTTGGTTCGCCGAGCCTATGTTTCAGCCGCTAACACTGTGACTATCGTTAGCTACAACCCAACAGCAGGCGATGTTAATTTGGCTTCAACTACATTACAACTCATCATTGGTCGTGCTGTAGTTTAATGATAGGGGGGCTAGTCCCCCCTTTCTTATTTAAGGGGTTTTATGGCTACTTTTCGTTGTCTTCAATCTGGTAATTGTGTGACTTTTACCCTCCAACATGACATTGACTCTATGAAGGGTCATCAGGGTTATGTGAGAGTTGACGAACCAGAAGTAACCATAGAATCTGTAGAATCAGAGACTAGAACAGATACCGCCTTTCGTGCGCCTGTAATTCCCACAATTAAACGCATGGGTAGACCAAGAAAGGTATTAGCAAATGTCTGATATTGATGCCAGAGAATTTGGCAAACTAGAAGCGCAAGTTGAGGCACTCCAAAAAGAGATGCACTCACTTAGTGCAGATGTAAAAGCCTTACTTGAACTTGCCAACAAAGGCAAAGGTGGATTTTGGATGGGTATGACTATCGCTTCATTCATGGGCGGCATCATTACCTTTATTGCTGATCGACTCTGGAAATAAGGAGAACACTATGCCTATGGTCGGAAAAAAGAAGTTTCCCTACTCTGAAAAAGGGGAAAAAGAAGCAAAAGAATACGGCAAGAAGAAGGGTGTTCCTGTGACCATCATGGTTGCTATTGGAAAACCCAAAGGTATGCCTATGCGTGGTGGCAGAACTGCTACCAACATGATGAAGAAATCCTCAAGAGGTAAATAATGGCATCCTTAACTACTCCTGTAACACTCCTGAGTGCTGTAGTGGCAACAGGCGCATCTAAAGCTGTTCAAGCAGATGCTGGACTTCCTGCATTTTTGCAAGTTTCAGGCATTACTTCTGCCACTGTTGTATTGCAAGGTAGTCTTGATGGTACAAATTGGTCAACCATTGGAACTGCTTTAACTGCTGATGGACTCGTTTCAGTTGCTAATGCTCCTAAGTATTTACGAGCCAATTGCACAGTTTATGTAACTGGAACAATCACAGCCAAAATCATGTACTAAGGAGAAACCCTATGAAAATGACTAAATCACAGAAAAAGGTCAAGAAGGTCATGGGGGAGTACAAAGAGGGAACTCTGCACTCTGGTAAGGGTGGCAAGGTTGTGACCAATCCTAAACAGGCAGTTGCCATTGCTTTATCTGAAGCTGGTATGTCTAAACCAAAGAAGAAGATGAAATGAAAACTGGCTTGTACTCAAATATTAACGCAAAACAGGCTCGTATCAAGGCAGGGTCTGGCGAGAAGATGCGTAAGGTAGGTAGCAAGGGTGCGCCTACTGCGGCTGACTTTAAACAGGCGGCAAAGACTGCAAAGAAACCTAAAAAGGTGAAGTGATGAAAACTCCTGCTTGGCAACGCTCCGAGGGCAAAAATGTTAAAGGGGGGTTGAATGCCAAGGGGAGATCATCTTATAATGCAGAAACTGGTGGCAACTTAAAAGCACCAGTAAAGTCGGGGGATAACCCTCGCAGAGCAAGTTTCTTGGCTCGCATGGGCGGTATGGCTGGTGCAGAGTACAAGGATGGTGAACCGACAAGACTGCTTCTTTCGCTTAAGGCATGGGGTGCATCCTCAAAGGCTGACGCAAAGGCAAAAGCTAAAGCTATATCCGCAAGGAACAAAGCGAAGGCAAGCAGATGACATACTTAGAACTTGTAAACGATGTTTTAGTTCGGTTGCGTGAAGCAACTGTTTCAACTGTTTCCGAAACATCTTATTCTTCCCTAATTGGTAAATTTATCAATGATGCCAAGCGTCAAGTAGAAGATGCTTTTGCTTGGAATGTTCTTGGTACAACAATTACTCTGAGCACTACTTCAGGCACATACTCTTATGCCCTAACAGGTGCTGGTCAGAAATTCCAAGTTCTTGATGTGTTGAATGTCACAAGCAATCTACGCATGAAGAACATTGATTTTGCATCCATGAACAGGTTTCAGAACTTTTCTACTCCTGTTGATGGCATTCCTGCTTATTACGCCTTTGATGGTGTTGATGGTAGCTACAACACTAAGGTAACGCTGTATCCTCATCCTGATGGCGTGTATAGCATCCCATTTAGCCTTACAGTGCCTCAAGCTACCTTGGCATTAGATGCAACTATTATTGCTGTGCCTGATGTTTTGGTTTCTCAGAATGCCTATGCTCGTGCATTGGTAGAGCGTGGTGAAGATGGTGGTCTGTCTTCATCTGAGGCTTACTTGCTATACAAATCTATGTTGTCTGACTACATTGCTTTGGAAGGCACACGCTATCCTGAGAATCAGGAGTTTGTGGCGATATGAGCCAAGCAATTCAAACTTACAGCATCTCAGCCCCCGGATTTTATGGGCTGAATACTCAAGACTCGCCTCTTGATTTGAATGCTGGCTTTGCTTTAGTTGCGACTAATTGCATCATTGACCAGTATGGTCGTATTGGTTCACGCAAAGGTTGGTCAAGAGTAAATGCTTCTTCTGGTGACTTGGGCGCAAATGATGTCAAGGTAATCCATGAGTTAGTTCAGGCTGATGGTTCTTTGACTGTTTTGTTTGCTGGAAACAACAAGATATTCAAACTTGGAGCAAGTAATGTAGTTACCGAACTCACCTATGGGGGTGGGGGTACTGCACCAACTATCACTGCAAGCAATTGGCAATGTGCGTCATTGAATGGCATCACATATTTCTTTCAGTCTGGATTTAACCCACTGATTTATGACCCTGCTGTATCGACTACAACATATCGTAGAGTGTCTGAGAAGACAGGTTATGCCGCTACTGTTCCTGATGCTGACATTGTTATTTCAGCGTTTGGTCGTTTGTGGGCGGCTAATACAAACTCTGTGAATGCCACTGTTTACTTCAGCGACTTGATTGCTGGTCATGTGTGGTCAACAGGTACGGCTGGTTCTTTGAATGTAAACAATGTTTGGGTGAATGGTGCTGACCAGATTACTGGTTTAGCGGCTCACAACGGTTTCTTGTTCATTTTTGGTAAGCGTCAGATTCTTGTTTATTCTGGTGCTACTTCACCATCAACCATGACGCTAAGTGACACTGTTGAAGGCATTGGTTGCATTGCCAGAGACAGTATTCAAACAACTAGCACTGATGTGCTGTTCTTGTCTAATTCTGGTGTTAGATCGTTGATGAGAACGATTCAAGAGAAGTCTGCACCTGAGAGAGACTTGTCTAAAAATATTCGTAATGACTTGATGGGTGCTGTGGCTGGTGAGACATTGGCTAATATCAAGTCTGTCTATTCAGAGCGTGAAGCGTTTTATCTCTTGGTGACTCCTAGTATTGATACCACTTGGTGTTTTGATACCAAGGCTTATTTGCAAGATGGTTCTGCAAGGGTTACTACTTGGGATTCAATCACGCCTAAGTCTTTGCTTTCTCGTAGAGATGGAAGTCTTTACATTGGTAAGAATGGTTATGTAGGGTATTACAACACTTATCAAGATTACCAATCTTCTTATCGTATGTTGTATTACACAAACCATGCTGACCTTGGCGATCAGAATGTGCTTTCAATCTTGAAGAAGTTGTCAACTGTTGTAATTGGCGGTTCAAATCAAGTTGTTACATTCAAATGGGGTTTTGACTTCAAGACAAACTACTTGTCTGACAATGCAACTATCCCAACTCAAAATGTTTATTACTATGGCATTGCTGAGTATGGTGCAAATGCAACAACGATTGCTTATTATTCTGATGGCGTTGCGTTACAGACATTGGTTGTTTCGGCATCTGGAACAGGTAAGGTTGTGCAAACAGGTTATGAATCAGACATCAATGGAACTCCATTGTCTATTCAGAAGATTGAAATTCAAGCCAAAAATGGCAAGATGACTTAAAGGAATATTATGAGTGACTACACCAAAAGCACGAACTTTGCCACAAAAGACAATTTGTCTTCTGGCAATCCTTTGAAGATTGTCAAGGGTACTGAGATTGATACTGAGTTCAACAACATTGCTACTGCCATTGCAACCAAGGCAGATTTGGCTAGTCCTACCTTTACTGGTACGCCTACACTGCCAACAGGTACTATTGCTGTTACACAGTCTTCTGGTAGTAATACAACCACTATAGCTACAACTGCTTTTGTTCAAGCGGCAATTGCTTTGTTGTACCCAGTAGGTTCTATCTACACAAATGCTTCTGTAAGCACTAACCCTGCAACTTTGCTTGGCTTTGGCACATGGACTGCATTTGGTGCTGGTCGTGTCATGGTTGGTTTTGATGCGAGTAATGCACTGTTTGACACTGCTGAAGAAACAGGTGGTAGTGCAGATGCAATTGTTGTTAGCCACACTCACACAGCGAATTCAGTGGTCACAGACAACGGTCACAATCATACATATACAGTACCAGTTGGTGCTGGTGGTGCTGGAAATATTGCGTCTGGTGGTGCAACTATAGGAAATCCAAGTACATCTACTGCAACAACAGGAATCACAGTTGCAACAACCAATGCTTCAACTGGCTCAAGTGGCACGAATGCTAACTATCAGCCATACATTACTGTGTATGCTTGGAAGCGAACAGCATGATGGTTCAAGACACTAAATATCGGATTACTCATCATTTCAGTGATGGGTTGTATGCCAAAGAGTCATTCTTTACTGCGGGAATGAGCATCTTGAAGCATACGCATGACTTTAGTCATTTGTCGATATTGGCACATGGCAAGGTTGCTGTGTTGCGTGGTACTGAGATTGATATTGTTTCTGCACCAGCGTGTATTGAGATTGAAGCAGGGTTGACTCATGGAGTCAAAGCGATAACAGATTGTGTTTGGTTTTGTATTCACGCCACTGACGAGAAAGACCCGTCTAAAGTGGATGAAATTTTGATTAAGGGAGATTGATATGCCAGTAATGATAGCGGCAGGAATTGGAGCAGGAGCATCACTGCTTGGCGGCTCAATGCAAGCAAAAGCCGCTAAAGGTGCGGCTGAAACATCTGCACGAGCACAACTTGAAGCGGCACGAATTGCGGCTGAAGCGGCTAAGTTTCGCCCTGTTGGGGTAACTACTAGATACGGCACTTCTAACTTCCAGTTTGGCCCTGATGGTTATCTATCTGGTGCTGGTTACACAGTAAGCCCTGAATTACAAGCCTATCAAGACCGATTACAGGCTCTTACAGGAGGTGCTTTAACTGAAGCTGAGATGGCACAGCAACAGTATGCGCCACTTCAACAAGGTGCTCAAGGACTGTTTGGATTGGGTCAGCAGTACCTACAGCAGACTCCTGAACAAGTTGCATCTCAATATATGCGTCAGCAACAAGACTTGCTTGCTCCTAGCCGTGAGCGTCAATATGCTCAGTTGCAAAACCAATTGTTCCAAACAGGTCGTGGTGGTTTATCTGTAGGTGCTACAGGATTGCGTCCAAGTGGTGCTGGTGGTTTGGGTGCTACGACTCCTGAGATGGAAGCCTATTACAACGCATTGGCACAACAAGACTTGGCATTGGCTTCACAGGCTCAACAAGCTGGTCAACAGAATGTGGCTTTCGGTGCAGGGTTGCTAGGTTCTGGTGCTGGTTTAATGGGTCAATATCAAGCTGGTCAAGTCGGTGCTTTGAGTCCATTCACAAGCTATTTAGGTGCTGGTTCTACCATTGAGTCTCTTGGTCAACAGCCATTAGAAATGGGAAGACTTTTAGGCGGTCAAACAGCGACTGCTGGTGCAAATGTTGGTCAAGCACTATTAACTGGTGGATTGGGTGCGGCTAGGACTCTGCAAGCGGCTTCTGGGCAAAGTGGATTGGGTGCGGCATTGACAGGATTTGGAAATAATCCTTATGCACAACAAAGCGTAGCTAATGCCTTGGGTGGAATAAACTTTGGATTTGGCTCTGGTTCTGCCCCATCTGGTGCGGCTGGCTACAACATCAGTCCATCAGCATTTGGTGAATATTACGGAATTTAAGGAATAAATCATGGCAACCCCTACCTACACAATTCCAATGGATACACTTTTTGCATCCCCTTCAACTGCAAGTGAAAATCTTGACGATTTAACATTGCAAGCAGGACAAAACAGAATTACTCAAGCTGATTTGGCAAGACAAAGGTTTGACGAAATTATGGGTAGAAGTACTGATCTTTCTACTTTTGAGCCAACAGTATTAGACAATACCCAACTCATACCGAATGCTGAACCATATTCACAACTAACCGCAAGACAAGCACCTTCATCTATTGTGGGTGGAATGTTTAGCCCTGAAATCTCTCGTGCGGCAGAGATGGAATATATGCAAAGACGGCAAAGGGCTATGCAAGATGAAGCCTTGACTTATGCACAATTAACACCTATGCAACAGGCGCAATTTGGCTTCTATCGTGGTGGTCAACAATTGGGTGATGTTCTTGGTGGTGCTTTGGGTGGTAAAGACCCTCAATTGCAGATGATTGGTTTGCAACAGCAAATCTTGAGTGAACTTGACCCAAGTGACCCTCAACAACAGTTAATGGTTGCTCAGAAATATGCCAGAAGTGCTCCTGATTTGGCTATGAAAATTGCTGACAATGCAAGAAGTTCGTTGGTAAAAATTGCACAAGCAAATAAAGAACGCAAACTATCTATTTCTCAACCTTTACAAGTTGCCACTCGCATCCGTGAGATAAATGCGGCACAGAGAAATTTGTCTAAAGATAGTCCTGAATATCAAGACTTGGAGTCAGAAAAAACACAATTACAAAAATCAGAAAAACAAGAAGCAACTCCAAATGAAATTCAAATTGCAACTAAACTTGCATTGCAAAAAGGTGCAGAAGGTACACCAGAATTCAATACAGAGTTTAATTCTCAACTTTTGCGCTTGACATCTAAAGAAACAAAGCCTCTAGCTAAAGAGGAAATCTTTGATTTGGTTGATAAGATAAAAACTCTTGACCCTATTAAAGATAAATTTGAGTATGACACACTAAAAGCTAGGATTGAAAAACTTACTAAAGGTAAATCTTTAGAAGAAACTATTGGTGAAGGTTTTGGTATTCTTGGCAAAGCTCTTGCGGCTGGACAAAAGAAAGAGTTTGAAGAAACTGGTAAATATACTGCTGAGAACTTCAAGAATCTTGGTTCTTCTGTTGCGGCAGGAACTGCATCAAAGCGGAATATTGCTACACTTGAAACTTCTTTGGAAAACGCATTTACTGGAAAGTTTGCAGAAGGAAAAGAAGCTGTTGTTGGTGCTTTGATTTCTCTTGGAATTCCTGTTGGAAGCGACCTAAAGAATGCCACATCAAATACTCAGCTTATTCAAGCAATGGGTACTAGATACATCTTCCCATTAGTCAAGAATTATCCCGGCTCGTTGGCGGCAAAAGAATTGGCAAGTTTGGAAAAGACTGCACCTAATGCTTTGCAACAACCAGAAACAATCAAGAGATTGGTTAGTTTGCTGAAAGTTGATCTTGCAGAAAATGAATACACCTATAACAGAGCAAAAGACTATAAGAAAGCAAACAAAGACTCTTTGATGGGATTCAATGAAGCCGACCAAAGGATTGAGTTCCAAAATAAACTTGGTCGATTGCAAGAGTTGGTTACAAATGTCAAGCGTAAAAAATCCAAGACACCGGAAGAAGATGCTGAAATCAATCAACTGAAAAAAGAACTGTATATTGGAGGCTGAAATGGCTGACGAATTTGATGTAAGCAATATTCCTCTGGCTGAAGATAAGACAGCCCCCTCAAATATAGATATGAGCAAATCTATTATGAGTCCTGAGTATCGTCAAAGAGATGCTTTTGGTGCTCAAGAAATGGGTGGTTTAATTGGTGGTATAGCATTGCCATTCCCAATTAGCACAATAGGTGCTGGTGTTGGTGGTTTTGCTGGTGAGACTTATGAACAGATTTCAAAAGGTGAAGTTCCATCTATGTCATTAGCGACAAAGGCTGGAATTGAAGAAGCCGCATGGGATGCTGGTGGAAATCTTGTTCTCAAAGGACTTGGGAAGGTTCTGCGTTTTGGTGCTGACAAACTTGGCTTTACTTCTAGTAATGCGCCTGATGCAAACAAAGCCGCAGAAGAATTTTTACAAAGATACAACTCATCCTTGCCAGCAAGTCAGAGAACAGGTGCAAACTTATTTTCTGCTTTAGAGGGTTTAACTCTTACACCAGTAACATATGATATTTTCAAAAGAAAAGACAAAGAAATTCAAGATGCCTTGATGACAGGTTCACAAGATATATTGAAGTCTCTTGCAAAAAGTCCTGAACTTGACATGGCTTTGAGGACAAACACATCTTCACAGTTTTCATCTGGTCAAATCTTACAAAATTTTATAAAGCAAGGTGAAAAATCATTAAGTGATTCAGTAGATTTAATCTATAAAGATATTTTTTCTGATTCAACATCCAAGGTCACAACTTTTAGCGTTAAATCTTTTGCTGATAAATTGTTGGCAAACCCTTCTGCCTTAACAAGCGGTCAAAAATCTATTCTTAATGAAATGAAGGTTTTACCAAATGAATTGGATGTTCCTACACTTCATCAAATAAGAAGTCGTTGGCTTGCGGAAAATAGAGATAAATACAATTCTCGTGTTTCTAGCGAGAAGGATAGTCGTGCTTCACAAACCATAAGTGAATTGATCTCTAAGTTCGATCAAGCTATGGATTATTCTGCTAACACAACCTTGAAAGGTGATACTCTAAAAAAATATAGAGATGTAACCAAAACATATAGACAAGGAATCCAAGGTCTTCAAACTGACGCAATACAAGAAGCATTAACAAAGAATGCAGAAGAAGTTGGTGGATATTTGTTTGCGGCTGGAAAAGAAACACCAACTCTTGACCTATTTAAGTCTGTGACTGCGGCATCTAAGTTATCAAAAAAACCAGCAAATGAAATTGTTGATGCTTTGCGATATGGTTATCTTGAAGCGATGGTAAGCACACCTGAAAATATGTTGAAATTTGCAAAGAACTTAGAACAAGACAAGGCTTTTGCAAACACATATAACAGATTGTTTGGCAATACACCACAAGATGCCGCCATCAAGCAAATGAATGAAGGTGCTAAGTTGGGTCTGGTTGAAGCTAAAGCAATGCCCGGACTGAATTACAGAACAGTTACTTCTGGATTGAATGTACTAGCTCCAACAGCCGCAATTGGCACTGGATATTTCTTTTTGCTAAGTCCTGAGCAACAACAAAAAGTTACCGAAAATTTAGGTTCAGCCGCTGTTGTTGGTGGTTCACTTGTTTTGTCTCAAAGAACATTGGCAAAAGCACTGCTTGACCCTAAAGGCGCAAAAGCAATCAAGTATTTGTCAACAGCAAGAGAAAAGCTAACCTCTCCAACAGCATTTACCAAACTTGTTGTTGAGCCTTTAACCAACATCATTACTGCTGAAGAAAAACAACAGTATCCTTTTGGTGCGCCATCTGCCAAAGATGAGTTCGATGTCTCAAATGTTCCTTTGAAAAAATAAGGATACAAAATTGACCCGATTAGCATTTGCCTCCTTGCGGCAGGACTTGTCAAACAGATTCAAGCTGGCTGTGACCTATATAAGCAAGCTAAAGAATCCTTTGTTGAGATTAAAGCCACTGCTGATGAAGTTGTGGCTATCGGCAAGGAACTTGGTGGCTTCTGGAGCAAACTACGCAAGTTCTTTGTTGGTAGCCCAAAGCCTCAAGTTGCAAAGCCTGTGGCTAAGTCTAAGAAATCGAATTATGTTGCTGTTGATGAAACTCAAGTAAAAGTTGATATTGTTAAGAATCTGACAGAGTTTTTCAGGCTTCAAGAACAGTTAGCGGCACACATAAGGGAAGAAGAAGAAAAGAGTCTGACAGTCTATGACCCTGAACAAAACCACATGGAAGCGGCTTTAAAGAGGGTGATGGCACAGCAAGAGATGGATGCGTTGGTAGTGCAGATTCGTGAGTGTATGGTGTATCAAAGCCCTCCTGAGATGGGCGCACTGTACTCAGAGGTCTTCAGCATGAAGGACAAGATTGAGGAGGAGCAAACTCAGGCAAGGTTGAGACAAGAAGCTATCAAGAGGCAAGAGGTATGGCTACGCAAAGAGGAGGAAAGAAACCTACAAGCAAAGCTAGGAGCAGTAATAGCGACTTCTATATTCCTCCTCTACCTTTGGCTGTGGTTACTGTTCGTAAGTCATTGGGGGAAGAAGTGATGGGATGGATTGCGGCTTGCGTACTGATTGCTCTTTTGTTGCCAATTATGGGTATTCTTTATCTTGACATCTTGGAGACTAAAAATGAAGCTAAGTCTCAGATTGAAAAGGTTGAGAAGTTAAGAAGACAAGTTGAACAGAAAGACAGGGAGAAAGAGAAATGAGAATAGTTTGCTTGATGGCATTGGTTCTATTGTCTGCCTGTGAAGACAGATTTCGTTACCCTTGCCAAGACCCTCAAAATTGGGAAAATGCTGAGTGCAAGCCACCTATTTGTGTTGCAACAAGTACTTGCCCTGAACAACTTATTAAACCAGAACCGGAGAAAAAGTGATGCCTACCATTGGATACAAACAAAACACTCGCATGACTGCTGAAGAAATTGAAGTCAGAATTTGGGCAATCGTGATCTTCTCTCTGACCATGATTCTTCTTGGTTCAGTGGCAATGTTCCTGTACTCAGTTTCATTTGTGACTCAGCCTATGAATGGAATGGCGGCAATTGATAAGGTATATACACAGCAAATCAATACCATCATGGTGTTCATCACTGGTGTTTTAGGTGGTGTTGCTGGTCGTTCTGCTGTTTCAGCCAGTGCCAAGGCTTTTGCCAAAGCAGATGCTGATGCTGACTCTGATGAGCCACCAAAGCCATGAGCCTGTTCAACCCTTATGTAATTCTTGGCATCGTCTTGGCGGTGCTAAGTGCTTTTGGCAGTGGGTACTGGAAAGGCTCAGAGGATGAGATTACTCGTCAGCAACTTGAGATTGCCAAACTCAATGCAGAAGCTAGGCAGAAAGAACAAATCCTAGTTTCAGCAATTCAAACCCAAGCCACTAAACTTCAGAAAGCAAATCAAGATGCAAAACTTGTTCAACAAAAGCGTAATGCTGACATTGATTCTGGTGCTTTACGGTTGCGGATTCCTGTCAAAGCAACCTACTGCCCCGTACAAACCCCCACAGATACCGCCCCTGCCAGCGGAGATAGCGGTCAAGAGAGAGCCGAACTTGACGCAGAGACTGCTCGATCTCTTGTCTCCATCACAGACTCAGGAGATGAAGCAATCAGACAACTCACCGCCTGTCAGCAAGCCTACGAATCCATCTACCAAACCTTGAAAGGAAAACCATGAACCTGTCAGCCAACTTCACCCTGAAAGAACTCACTAAGTCAGACACTGCCACTCGTTTGGGTCTAGACAATACACCTGATGATGAGGCATTGGAAAACCTGAAAACTCTTTGCGAAATGGTGCTTCAACCTGTTCGTGAACACTTTGGCAAGTCTGTGACTGTGAACTCTGGCTATCGTAGCCCTGAGTCCAATGCCGCTGTAGGAGGTTCTAAAACCTCCGACCACTGCAAAGGCCAAGCCGCTGACATTGAGATTACTGGTGTTGCCAATGCTGATCTGGCTCAATGGATTATGGACAACTTGGACTACACACAATTGATCTTAGAGTTCTATACCCAAGGAGTACCTGATTCTGGTTGGGTTCATGTGTCTTATGACCCAAACAACCTTAAGAAACAAGAACTGACTGCCACTAAGATAGCTGGTAAGACCACCTACCTCAATGGCTTAGTTGCCTAATCGTCAAAGAAGTGGAGGAAGACCCATATGCCAAGTATGAGTACACCTCCACCAATTGCCAAAAGTGTGATTATGCCAAGTACATTTTCAATCATGTGTAACTCTCCATTCACGCTCGTTGCGTCCTGATTTTGATTTAACTGTGCGTCCTGTCAACTCAATCAAGTTCATGTTGGACAACTCGTTTAAACGCCTTGCAACCTGATTAGACTCTAACCCACTATGTTGGGCAATTCCATCTTTACCAAGCGAGCCATGAGCCTTTAAAGCGTCCACAATCATGCAAAAATGTTTAGAAGCCAAGTCTTTTGCAGAATCAGCGGCTTCATAACTGGTTGTTGGGTCAGATGTTCTCACCCGATTAAAGATAGGTAAGTCAAAGAACTTCTTTACTTCACCGCCAAAATGTATATCGTCAAGTTTGCTCATCATTCACTCCTATTTAAAAATTTACTCCAAACAAAACCACCACCAACTTTTGCTACAAATTGCAATGCAACAATTTCAGGCATCAACCCGCCAAAAGCTATTGTTGGAAAAACTACTGAATCAACAGCAGAGCCAGCAACATTTGACCCATTGGCACGAATCATCCATTCTTTATGTTTAAGATATTGATAGACCAATGAATCAACTGCCATCGACAAACTGAAAGCCGCCAAGGAAGCAAATGCAATCATGCCTGTAGCTGGATTGATGGCATAAGAAACAATGCTTGCCGTTGCAATAAGTCCACCCATTTTTATAGGTAACTTGTCGCCTTCCCATAAATCATGCAATTTGTCTCTCAAAGATAAGTCCAATCCAATCAAGACAAAAGCATTGACTAGACTAAACCAAACTCCTAACCACGCAACCAAAAGATTGGCGGCAACCAATGCGGCAATGTAAATTCCTGCGTAAATCATAGTAATACTCCTTGTTCAACTTGATGAAAACCCCAAACTGGCGGGGCATTGTGCGCCTCAATCCTGCTTCTCATAACTTGAGCTCTTGCCTCTTTTGTTGGTGGTGGATAGTTTCCGTTTCTCCATTTCCCATCCATACCAACATTTCGGGCAATATTTGTGGAATCAGCAGAACAAAAAGGAAGTTTTGTAAATATTGCAGGGTCTAACATTCGTAAACCATGCAATTTACAGGATGGTCTGCCTAAATCATCGCAAATTACCCTCATTGCTTGCCCCATCTTTGACCACCATTGAAAAGTCCCAATAGTTGCGTATTCACCTGAGCTTCCAATGCAAACCCGAACATAGGTATTGGCTAATTGTTCAAGTCTTTCAAGGGATTCGTGCATATGCCAAACAGGTGCGCCAAACCATAGTGGCAATGGGTTATCCCGCAACAAGGCATCGTTATCTTCTTCTGTGCCATCAATAACATCAGGCAAAACGGCAAAATCGCAGGAAGGTACTTTTTTAAGATTTAATGCCCAATCGTAAAAAGGTTGCCAATCTGTTACTGGTTCTCCTGACTTCCATGCGCTAAATGCCCCATTGTCAATAGCAAAAGATTGAGCTACATCAATGGCGGTTGCTATTTGTTCTGGGTGTGCATACGAAACAAACGCATGACCTGCTTGAACTGCATAGTTAGCTACAGGTGTTGGTGTTATTGGAAGTCCGTGATAATGAATCATATTCACTCCTATTAAGTTAGTGGGTACTCACTTACGCTTTCCCCATTGAGTCACATCAAAAAGGTATATCCGAATCCATATCCTCAATCTTAGCTTTAGGCTTGCTTTGAGGCTGGCTTGTTTGTTCTTCTTTAGGGCTGACTGCTAGTCCCATGAACTTGCCGTTCTTGCCCTCTTTAATCCATGCTGACAGCCAAAAGTCCTGTCCATCAACTCGAATGTTTCCTTTGTAGTCAGGATGATTGTCTTTTTCTTTCTTGTCGTTCTTAAACAATACACCTGAGTTATCACGCTGTTCCATATTTACACCTTAATTTCATTGAGTTTTTTCACTTTGTCATCCACTTCCACAAGAAACTGAACAACCTCTTTTTCGAGTTCTGCAATATATAAGTCATTGCGCTCGATTCTTTGAACAAACAGTTGCAAGTGTGCTGGCATTCGTGGGTCGAAACTCACAAAGTCACACCAACTTCTATTTGCACACGCCATTTGCCACTGCATTTGGTCGTAATACTTCTTTGCTGGCTCGCCACCAAGAATAGTGTCGATATGGGTTGAGGTGTTAGGACACTTAATCTCTAAGCATCCATCGTCCCCAATCAGACCATCAGGAGAGGCGGCAGACAAGGCAATTCGTGGATGGTCAATAGCACCTACCTGATCGACTGTATTGCCTGTTTTAACCTCGTATGCGGCTCTGGCAAAGGGTTCGTTCTCGACACCCCACTCCATTGCGGCATTTGAGTATGACTCACCTATTTGGTTAGTCATGCGCTCGACTACCAACTGTGCCATGTAGTTTGCTCTACTGGTGCTGTAGCCTGTCTTTGTCTTGGCAACAATGTCAGAGATACGAGAAGCAGTGGCTTTGCCACAACGCTGTGCAAACCATTCTGGTGTACCTTGTTCAACTTCACTCATTTCAATGCTCCTTTACGCTTTTCTTTTGCATCAATTACTTTTTTCTGCCAATTCTTATCAGAACCGCAAGCACTGTAAGCAGTGGTGTAAACATCTTTTAACTCCTCAATGGTGGATGCCGCCTCAATAGCCGCTAAATGGTCAATCATCATTCCTACATCTATGTCTGAACCCTCGCTCTCAGGCAAGTCTTCTCCAGCATAGATATACAGACCCAAACCATGCAGAGACAAAGCCTTAGTCATGCAACGCATGATGGCGGTATTGACTGCAAATGCGTCAGGATTAGGGATTGCTTTGTTTTTGTAGTCCATCACTGGTAGCTGGCAAGTCATTGGTTTGCCAAACATAGTGACTGTTACGAACACCATTGCAGTGCCGTTTATGTCCATGAAACACTTGTCACCAAACATCTCAATCTTGTAACTTGCATCGGGGTCTGCTTTGAGTGCTTCTGCCCATGCCCACGCCCATGAAAGATATGTCAAATTTCCTTTCTTCTCAGTATGTTCATTGACATTCTTACCGAGAAGACTTAACACCTGTTCTTGATTCATTCCTTGACTCCTATTGCATCGTTAAAAATATCTATTGCTTCTTTGTTTACTGCCCACATTGCCAACAGTGTTAGATCACTGTGCATTAGGGCAATATCGTTATTGAACCCTACGAATCTTTTGTGTAGGCACTTCTCCTCCAGACTCTTTGTCGTTCTTTCTATCCGCATTAGGATTGTTGAATAATCCAGCATTTTTCACTCCTGTTGAATGCTTCTTCCATGTTTCTGACACATCGGTCAGGGCTGAGTTCACATACCCGAATGTTGGGTCGGTGATTAGTTTGGATGGCATAACCACCCTTTGCGTCTTAGGCTTCTCTTTCAATCGTTTAGCCGCCTTTTGTCGCAATTTCGTGCGCTCGCTCAAACTGAGTGTGGGAGTCCAAATCTGAAAATAAGATAAAAAACGAGTCATCGCAACATTTATCTGTTGGGTTGCGAGGTTTAATGCAGAACGAACAGTAATACTCATTGGAATGCTCCTCAATGATTCTTTCAAGATTCAGCTTAGTTTTCATTGCTGGCCTCGCTGTGGTAAGGGTTGATTTTAGGCAATTTAGGCTTGTTTTGTTCAATAGCTTCACGCTGTAATTCCATGCGGTAATAACGCCACAACTGGAGTTCTTCATCACTGTCAACCCAAGGGGTCAGCGGTATTTCTAATGCTGTTTGTGCAAGTCGTTCAGCTTTGAGTTCGACTCTTGACCGAACCATGTCTGCAACATCAGCCCATGCGTTTGACTGTATTGCTTCTACGATAGCCAAGCTATCACATATTGCATCTGCAACATCTTCTGAGTTGATGTCTTGCAGTGCCATCCACTTTTCTCTCTCTAAATCAATCATCATTCACTCCTGTTAAAAAACCTATCAATGTGTGTATTCTGTCAGACACTATCATAATTACTATAGGGAGTTTCCCTAATGCACTTATGAAGGTCTGCAAGAGACTTGTTAGTGAACACTTTGCCGCAACTCAAGCAAATCCAAGCAATTCCCATCTTTACTTCAGTTCTACGCTTACCACTCTCGCCTCTTTGTTTACCAAAGAATGTTCTTATTTGCTGAATCATTTCTTGTCAGACAAAGATTTTGAGTAAATCAATACTTGATTCTTGTCGTTAATGTCGCCTTTTTCCTGTCGTTTCTTTGCGCTCTGTTCGCCCTGTATGTAGCGTTTGAGTTGTTTATCACGCAACCAGACTGACGGCCCTTGATAGTCAAATGCTGTCTTCACTTTTTATTCTTTCTTGCTTGTAGTGGATGATGGCCTTGAATTTCTTTTTCTCTGATTTGTTCTCTGCGTTTCAAACCAAGAATTTTGCCATTATTTATCATCTTCAACTCAGCATCTCTTGTCCAGATTGATGGTTGACCTTTGTAGTCAAATGCGTTTGTCATTCCTGCACCCTCCTTTTATGGCTCTCTGTCAGCATCTGCTTTAACCACTTTGATGCGCCAAGCCTTTTCCATTCCTCATACTGCCATGTCGTAAGTTTTGCGCCAATTTGCTTTTGTGTTGTGGTCAATTCTGATTTTGGTCTAGGCATTTCATGTTCCTGATGTAAATTGCAAAACTGCTAATGGTATCTTTACCAAAGCCTGTCATCTTCTCAATATCAAGTGCTACTTGTTCAAGAATGTCGTTCCTGAGTTCGTCATAAACTTGTTGTTGTGTCTTCCATTCAGACATAGATTCCTCTCCTTTCGCAGACTGTTGCATAGTTTTTTGCTTTCTTTTTGTGAAGCCTGATACAAGCCTTTAAAAGACTTTTCTTCTTGCTGGCTACTTGCATACTCTGTGGGGTAACAGGCCGTGTTAAGACATGGTTTACGCCCACTAGCAACGCAATGATGAGTGCCACACGCCCAAAAACTTCAGAGAATGTCATCATCGTCATTCTCCTGAATCAAGCGCACAATTTTGGCAAAGTCAAAGCTAGAGAGTTCGTCAGTAATGTCTATCCATTTGCTATCAACTAGCTTTTGGAGGACAAAATCGTATTTTTGGTAGAGTCCCTCTTTAGGACTGTAGTCAGGGTCGTATGACCATTTAACCCTCAAGTCCCATTCAGACTCTGGTAGCTTTAAATCTCTCAGTTCATCTAAACACACATCGAATTTCATACACGCCTTTCTGTTGATGAATGGATAATGTACGACACTATATATTCTGTTGTACACTAGGATATACCCTTATTGTCAAACACTAACCTCACTGATACTTTAGGCACATGGCTAGAAACAAATCAGAAATCACAGGCAGTCCACACAAAATCGCTACTAGAGTTACTTTTGACCAATGGTCAGAGTTTCGTAGGTTAGGCGGTTCTGTTTGGCTGAGAAATTACCTCAAGAATTTAATCGAGACTCAAAAGAGTCAACAACAGGGGAAACCATGAAAAAAGTAATCATTGGCGCATATTTAGCACTTTCCAGCTTCACATTGTGGGCGGCTTGTTCAACACACACATATTATGCAAACGGCAAATATGTCACTTGCACCACTTGCTGTTATGGAAATAATTGCAACACAAACTGTTATTGATGTATGATTGTTTGAAACACGGCTAGATGAGGATTGATCCCCTTGTCGAAAAGAGAACCCACCCCTCCTGCCGCAGTTTCTTTTCAGGGTGGATTTTAGGGCGTGGGAAAATGCACTTTTACCAATTCCATATTGGTGACTACAAGTCACACACACATCATTTGAGTCTTATAGAAGACTTGGCTTTCAGGCGGTTGCTTGACCATTACTATTTGCACGAATATCCAATTCTTCAAAGAGATATTGCTAGGCAGATTGGCATGAGAGAGCATGAACAAGAGGTTTTAACAGTCCTCAATGAGTTCTTTGTTTCCACTGATAAGGGCTTTGTTAACCCAAGGGCAGACTCTCAAATCAAGACATTTCGTGAACATCAGGCTGTTTCAGCATGGGGTGCATTCTGTCGAGATAATCCAAAGATAAAAGAGTTTGCAGAAAAAGATGTTTATATTCAAAGGTTTAGCGATGGCACTCATAATGAATACATCTCTACATTGAAGACACATCATCTACCCATGATGGGTACATCATCCACCCATGATGCAACCAATAACCAAGAACCAATAACCAATAACCATAGTATTGATGAACCACCAACAAAACAAAGAACAAAAGGCTCACGCCTTTCAACAGATTTTGAGTTGCCTGATTCTTGGACAGAATTCTGCCAAACAGAACGACCAGACTTAAACCCTCAAAAGGTGTTTGACTCGTTCAAAGACTATTGGGTGGCAAAAGCAGGTGCGGCAGGTGTGAAGTTGGATTGGCAAGCCACATGGCGCAATTGGGTAAGAAACCAGAACATTGTCAAACCTCTGTTCAACAAGGCAGATATTGTCCACCAGACAGTACCCTCAAGCTCATTCCGTGACCCTGCGCTTGTCAAACTTGATGAAGACAGGCTAAAGACTGCACCACCAAACCCAGAGGTTCTTGCAAGAATGAGAGCACTTTTAGGAAGACAGGCATGACAAAAAATGAAGCAAACCGCCTACTTGATGAGGTAAGAGATGGAAACAGACTCCACCCCGTTGTCAGAATCACCGAGGCACTTTACGAGACAGGGGATTGCGTTAGAAACATACCAATCCACACTCGCCCATTTGGTGAAACTAGCATCAACGAATGGATGGAAAGCACACGCATGGTATCGAGCGAAGGAATTGGAAGCAGACCCGATTGGCATATTCAAGGGAATCAGTCAGGAATTGACTCAAATAATGAAAGCAAAAAATGAACCCATTTCTGATAAATGAACCTACTTGCATAAGTTTCTCTGGTGGTAGGACATCGGCTTATATGCTTTATCGCATATTAGAAGCAAACAATATGACTTTGCCATCTGATGCAATTGTCTGTTTTGCCAATACTGGCAAGGAAGAAGAAGCCACTTTGCAGTTTGTCCACGATTGTGCAAAAAATTGGGGCGTAGAAATCCATTGGCTTGAGTACAAGTACGATGAAGTTCCGTCAAACAGGTGGAAAAGGGTAACTTTTGAGACTGCTTCTCGTGAGGGAGAACCCTTTTTTGAACTGATTGACCAAAACGGCTCGCCATATCTGCCAAACCCTGTTGCCAGAATTTGCACCGCAAAACTGAAAATCAGAGTGATAAACCACTATTTGAAGTCAATCGGTTGGCAACATGACGAGAATTCTGATTGGGTCGGCATTCGTGCTGATGAGATGCGTAGAGCCGCCAAAATGGACAGGAGCAGGACTCCATTGGTTACGGCAGGAGTTACCAAAGAAACTGTCGGAGCATTCTGGAGAAGCCAGTCTTTTGATTTGGGACTGCCAAACATGAACGGAGTCACAATGCATGGAAATTGTGATCTGTGCTTCCTCAAACCTGCTCATCAAATCATGTCACTCATTGCTGAAAAGCCTGAAAGGGCATTGTGGTGGATGAAGATGGAAGCCCACGCTAATTCGTCAAATAAGACATATGGCGATGGAGCAAAGTTCAGAAAGGACAGACCGAGTTATAAGGAAATGTACGATTTTGCATTGCAACAAACGGATATGTTCGGAAATGTTGACCCTAACGAAGAAGCAATCCCTTGCTTCTGTGGAGATTAAATGATTTATATTGGAATCGACCCCGGAGCTATCTCTGGCGCAATTGCCGCAATTGACCACAATGGAAAGTTCATAGATGCCTGTTACATAGCCCACGAGGAAGGCAGAATCTTGCCTCTTGCATTGGTAGATACCCTATCAACCTTTATTGACCCCAAAGAAGGTGGAGAAATTGGTATGGAGGCCGTTCATGCCATGCCAAACCAAGGGGCTTCATCAACCGCTAAGTTCATGCGAGCCGCTGGTGCAATCGAAGCCGTTGCAATCCTGACTCGCTACCCTGTAACCTTCATCAGTCCTCAATCATGGAAAAAGCATCATGGGCTTGGTCGGGATAAATACGATTCAATCCTTTTGGCAAGGGAAAAGTGGAAAGAGGCAGGAATGCATATCAGGAAAAAGGGAGATCACAACATAGCAGAAGCCCTTTTAATTGCTGACTTTTTAAGGTTCAAGATCAATGGCTAGGCTCAGAAATCCAGACAGAGGCTATTTACAAAGGAAACTAAAAGAAGCCGAAGAAGCCGTTCTATTGGCGGCAGGGCAAGGAGACATCATTGACGGGTTTTATGAATGCGTTTCTTGGTATCAGCATTGCTACAACCTTGGATTGCGTCCAACAATGAACTATGAGCTTCTAGGCATTACGGCAGGAATCCTAAACGATGAAACCCAACACGAACCACAATTGGAGGCTATAGAAGCCCCTATAAGGCGCACATTATGGAAGAAGGTAGTCAGGACAAAGAAGATACAAAGAAACCGCTAAAAGGGTTTTAAGTTGGTCGGGAAATAAAAAACCTCCCGAAGGAGGCTAATTTATTTTCTAAGGATGATTTTTAGTAGAAGTGCAATCGTTGCGTAAATCATTGAACCCCCATTAATTGTCGAATTTCTTCTTGAGATACTCCAGTTCCAGAATCTAAAAACCTTGCAACATCGGCACTTGTTAGGTATCCGTATTTATTCTTTTTGGAGAAGTCTCCTGCCCAACGCATCCACTTAGAACGCAAAATTGCTTCTGCCTCGTCTTCTGTGTAGCCTCTTTTAAGCAAAAAAGTACAAACAGCAGCCCAATTCCTATAGGCAAGAACAGAATAAGCATCTTGGGTTTTTAGTGCAAGCATAACTGCTTTACTTTTCAATTCTTGATTCTTTGTCATGCTGTCACCTCATTGCGTGATTCATAGAGTTTTTCAAGGTTATGGTTTGCCTCTGCAATGGCATTATTTATCATGTCATCATAGTATTCCGACTCTTTGACAAAAGTCATTGGCGTATCATAAAGACACCCCCCAAGAAAATCAGACCCCAAAAGAATTCCCTGCTGATAAACCTCTACCCTTGCGTCAAACCACACATAAATACCTTTGTCAATCTTGTCGCACAAGTCCTCTAGTTCCTCCTCTGTAAGGTCGAAACAGTCCCTTGGGTGGCAGTCTTCAGGCGTGACGCTAAAAACAATATGGAAGCCTCTAGTGTCTTCTGTATGAATGATTTCGTAATTTCTCATTCTGTCACCTCATTTTCTAAAGAAGCAGCAATAAGGTGTTCAGCAATTTCGTACCAATTAACATCCTGCAAGAAGGCTCTTGCATAGTCTTGCATGAGGTTAGTTTGTCCTCTTTCATCATAACGACAACCTGCAAAAACAACTTCTTCTGCATAATCCGCAAGAATCTTGCCAATTTCGTAAGCGTCAGGTTCTTCCCACTCTTTTGGACTTCCAATCAAATCATGCAAATCTTGTCCGTCAAAAATTTCCAGGTTGACACGCCAAGTCTCGTAATTTGTCCAACCGTTGTATTTTTCGTTGCTCATGTTGACACCTTTTAAAGTTAAGCCCTAGCCAATCGCTAGGCTGAAGGATACCCAACTCGGATATCCAACAGTCTAAAGACTAGCCTCTCCAAGCCAATAAAACGCCAATATAAGCAAAGGTTGCGAGACAAACAATAGCCAAAATAATGTCTTTTTTCATGATTGCGCCTCCTCATCCCAAAACATTGCTTCTTCATAGATTTCAGGGTAATACTCAAGGAGAAGGGCTTCTCCCTTGGTTAGAGCCTCCTCTAGGGTTGCGTAGATGCCTTGGATAGCCTCAGAGAACTCACAAGTGACATAGTAACAAGTAACACAATAAACCCCTGAGAGCCTTTTATTGACAGAGACTAGTCCGTCTCCGTCTGCACAATAGATTTCTGAGACATCAGAATATTGAGAAGGGTTAATTGTCCAGGTTAAACGTGAACTGTTAATAGTTTGTAATTTCATGATTGAAGCCTTTCAAAAATTTAAACGACCAAGGAAAAACTTTCCCGACCAAGAAGAAAAACCCGAGATGGCAATCTCGAGCCTACCAAGTTACTCAGCGCAACGGCTCAAAGAAAACTCGTAGTTGATGCCGTCAATCGTGGTTTTGACAAAGTCAACTTGACGCTTAAGGATTGGCTCGATTGCCTCTAAAACTTGGCCGTAGTGTGTGCCGTCTTCTTCTGTGCCGTTTTGGGAGTCAATATCAGCGGCCTGATAAATAGCGTCCGAGATATCCAACTCGCCACCTTCTTTGTGCAGAGGGATGAAGTTTTTGTCTTCTTGGTTAGAAGAAGAAATCTTTAACCAAAAATCGCAATTCAGGGATTGATCGACTTCAGCATAAGAAGCAGGTTTGCCGTCAAGAAGCATTTGCCAAGCATATTGATAGCCCTTGTCTTCTTCGAAGTCTTCGGCCTCCACCTCGCCCTTGGTAGTGACACCTTCACCGTAGTGATAGGAAACTGTTTCCCAAGCAGCATAATCGCCTGTAAACATCTCTAGGTGGACTTCTTCGAGCCGATCCATGCAGGGCATCAAAAACTCGTGCCAACTGCCCGCTTGGTGGTATTCAGAGGCTCTGAAGGATAGTGGGAAGACTTTCTTGTCTCCGCCTCTTAAAGTTACTTCTAAGGATAGATTGCTCATGTTGTACGCCTTTCTTGTTGACACTTGTTGAACTGTATAAGGGCATTTTTCTGCACCTTACATATATATAGGTGAAAGAATCGTGCCAACTCTCGTAAGTCATTGATTTATAAGACACCTCCAAAACCCTAAGAATCACAAAGAGTTATATTCTTTCTGGTCGGAAGTTATAGCCATGCCTTTTGATATTGCTTTTTGTTCTTATGACTGGAAGTTGTTAAGGTGTAGGGATAATGCTACATCGCCTCTACATGCGAATCGTTCTCATTATCATTCTCATTTGCACAATGTTAGTTAGTGCTAACTTCCCGACCAACAGGTTAGTGTGCGCTCACTTCTATGTGTGTGAGTGCTTACTTGTAAGTGAGTGCTCACCTCTGGTGAGACTTGCGAAGCAAGTGCTCACTTTGATAGGGGGGAGGGGGTATGCGTGGTGTTGTAAATATTTGTGAACCCTCCTCCGCACACGAAAAGCTAAATCAGACTGTCCAACACAATAAGTCTGGTTTTAAAAGGAAGGGGTAATCAGGATAGTATGGGCGTAGCAAGGCAGTCGTAGTACATCTCATGGTCTTGAGAGTCCCTAGACTAGGGTGGGTGTCGTATAGCGTACAGAGTTAAGTTAATCTCTGTGGGGCATCAGGTCGTATTACTGTTTCCAGTGCGTACCTCTTTATAGCCACCGCCCTTACTTCCCTGTCGGGTTATGTTGGGCAACCGTATATCTCATGCCTTTGAGGGTGCGACTGCCACACCCGA